CCCCAGGTAACGCACACAACGCAGCACCCGCAATAATCGGAGCAAACGATCGAGTCGAATGGCCGCCTTGGGCAACGGCTTCTTTTTCAGCCTTCTCGGCATCTGGTTTATCGGCGCTAGACATTATACACGCTCCGCTAAACCAGCTCCCGAGTTGACTGAAACACCAACTCACATCATCAAACACATCCCATAGCATATTCGTTTGCATGCTATGCTCCGTAAGCTTCTTCATAAAATCCTGGTACTGAGGATCTTCTGAACTGACATTGATTCGCCCATCGCCAATCATGTCCTGCTCAACACATAACTTTCCGTCCCTAAGGAAAGCAAAATATTCACGCATCTCTTGATGGAATCTGTTCCACTGCACCCAGGAAACAACTCCATAACCAAATAACCCCGTGAACACACTGAGCATAAGAAGTTTCAAAATAAACTTCAAATCAGGCACATACTCTGCGACCTTCTTCTTCGCAGCAGCAGCCTTTTGAGCAATAAAATCCCAACAATCTTTCAAACGACTCTTAATAAAAGTCCATGAAAGTTGAATCTTGACTGAAATTGAAGAACCTGAAAAGAGATTCATGGGATTCAACGACGCCAAACTATTGAAACTTTTCATAAAGTCAACAACAGCACGAATTCCACCGCCATTGAGTTGCTCAAGGACACCTTTCATATCCTCGCCACCCACAACTTTGACAGCATCATGCACATCATCAACCATATCAGGTTCAATATGCTCCGCAACAGCAGCTGCTTTGCTCATAGACGATGAAACGCCTCCTTGAGCAACTGCCTCCTTCTGCGTCTTACCATTCAACACATCAGCCATATAAGACGCACAGGCAGTTGAGCAAAACATCAAATCGCAACCATCATCCTGCCAGGTTGCGACACACTTCGAGACCAGACTCGGGTGATTTGCTTGCGGACACGCAGCACCGTGTGTGCGACACGGTTTAATTGCAGGACCCCGACGGCAAACATGACAACAATCACACTCATGGCCATCGGAACCATTCCCACACAAACAACACAAGGGAATGCGCGGCTTCTTTGCAATAACGCGACACAAATATTTATGTATCGCCCAGTGTTTC